GCTATCGTGCATCATAGCTGAAAGTGTGAGGCGCCTTACAAATACCCCCAACTCTTCAGCGGCTAACATCTCTTGCGGTGCGAGCTCTGCTACATTCTCGAATTGAAAAGTGAGGTAGCCATTAGAGATGAAATCTTTTCTCAGCGCGTGCAGTGCTGTGATGATGAGCTGTCCTAAAACCTCTGTCGCCTCTGCGCCTGCGGTCATCAGCTCAATCTGTGCGGTCTGATTGCTGATTGTCTGCTCCACTCCTAGCGCTGATCCACCTAGTGGACGGTGGATCACATTTCGGCTCATCTGCTGACATACCACAAGAGGCAAACTCTGAGCGCCCGCTGTCGCGTGTGGAATCACTTTTGGAGGCTTTTCTCTGAGCTCCACAAGAATCTTGATCAAGCTCGCGTCATCATGCGCCGTGTTGTAGAGGTGCTCTAGTGTCTGCGCTTGATTGGCAACGTCAAGGTAATAATTGAGTGCGGCTCTGAGCGCTGTAGTCAAGTGATGGTGGATCATACGCCCGCCGCCTCTGCGATCTCATTGATATTATCTGTGACAATCTGCGCGAGATTCAGCGCGGGGCGTCCGGGATGTTGCCATGCCTCAGGGCGTTTGTAGCTCACCGTTCGCCATGTCGCATATGTAGTGTTTGATCCCGCGCGTGATGCGCCTGCTTCGGTTGTGATCCCTACTAGTTTGACCATGCCACTAAGCGCGTCTGATACTGATCTTACGCCACTTTTATTTATATAATACTGAGATCGCCCGCTGTCCATACGTGCGCCATAGATCAGTTTACCTTCACTGCCGCTCATGGTCGCGCTCATGCTCTTAGCGTCATCATAAGCCGCGTTGTCTCCCATACGCCTGATCTCAGCAACCTTTTTTCTGAACATGATGAACCGATAAGGGCGCCCGCTCTTATCTCTCCTGATCGGTGCCGCGCCCGGCCTAACAGTTCGCAAGAGATAATCTCTCATGTCATGCGGTGGCTGCCCTTGCTCTAAAAGATTAGGCACGATCCCTTGTAGCGTGACAATCACAAGATCAGGCGTCGCTTGCGTGATTGTGATCCCTCGCTTGTAGTCTCTGAGCACTGAGCCGAGATCATCGCCCGCTTCATGCGCTGTTGCCTTCCACGCTGCCGCGATTGCTACAGCGAGACGCTTTGCGCGGGCCTCTCTGCTCCGCTGATCGAGTCCATATTCTCTGAGATCAATCATCGCGCTGTTCCTTCAGGTGAGCCATAAAACTCTAGTTGTGCCTCTGCATAGATCGGCAGCTCGGCATGATAAGGGGCGGGCGCTTTAAAATTAACGTATGTATCTCTCACGGCGTGTGGGTGATTTGTCACAATGTAAACAGGGTGCGCGTAATATGTCACGCTAAAGCGCTCGCCTTCGTTGGGTGCATTGATCCATGAGATCTCACCATTCACCACGTTAAAATCTACACCTTCAGTCAGCGCGCCTGCGGGGTCAACTATCCCCTGAGCGTCGGCGGGTATCAAGTGTCGTACACCAAAGCTCACTGCGCCACCTGCGAGATCATGTGATCGTGAGGTGATAGGATAGCGTGTCGTGTCCGTTGCTCCTGAGCCGCGTTTGATCGTCTCTCGGTAAACGATAGCACTATCTGAGATCGTGAAGCGGTCACCGTATGTTGGCAAGTGCTCAGGTAACAAAGTGATTCCAATTTGTCCACGTCCGTATTCAGTAGCGCCCGCGGGTCCGTGTCTCTGCTCCTCTTTTCGCGCGCCTGTGATTACTGCCCTAATTGTCTGCGCGCTGTGGTAAAGATAACCCCTGCCGTTGCACGCGGGGCAATCTACGCGCGCTTGTTCAGCGTCTCCGCTCGCGCCTAGTAGGCTGAATCCATGAGCGCCTGAGACTTGGGAACACGGGCACTCTGCCGCCTGCTCCCATCTCACATTCATACCATGTGAGATGATAACCTTACGAAATTGCTCAGGCTTGAAATCTGCGCGAGGGTTAAGCTTGGGGGGTATGCGTGAGCCTAAGATCATGACTCACCTCACAGCGCCATGATATTCATCGCGCGGTAGGTGGCTTTGAGCGTGGCAATTAACTCTTTATATTCTTTCGTGAACTGAAGCACGCGCGCGCCATACCCTGAGTTAGTCGCGCTCGCTGTGGTATTAACATTCTGTGATAATCCATCCATTGAGGTACTCACGCTCGCGAGCCCTGCGCCTGCGATTAGATCACCTGCAACATCTAGCGCTAAAAGCGAGCTCTTGAGCATGACCGCCCGCGCTATGTCTTGCGGTAGCGTGTCGATGATCCATGAGATGTCAGTGTTTTGCGCTGCGGGCGCGCTCAAGCTCAACGTGAACTTGTCATGGCGCTTTATGCTTACGGTGGCGCCTGTGGCCTTCACGTCGTAGCGGTCAACGAACTTCTGAGGCGTGCTCACATCTACGGAGCTTTGACCTTGTAAGATTGTTGCGGTTCCTGTGTAGTATGGAAAACCCGCGCGGTAATCGAGCTCGAAATAAGCCGGGATATAATACTCTGCGCTAAGGCCACCGAGACCCAAGATGACAGGTACACCACCTGCTATTAAATAGCTTGATGCGCCTTCAGTAGTTGGGATAATGTGGACTTGGCCCGCCATGGGCTCAGTGACTTGAGCCCATTGTGGCGGGAGCTCTGCGCGCGTGGAGCTCTGCCCATATATGATAGATAGCGCCTCTACATCGATCAGAGGGCGGTATCGTGACCTGATGGGGTGCCATGCGGGCGCCCCATCGGGCTCTTTATCATGACGTTCAGAAAACGTCTGCACATCGAAAACTAAGCCGAGTTCATCGCTGACCGCGCGCTCGGCTTGCTCAATCGATGTACGAAAGATTGTGTCAGGATAGGGGCTACCATCATCGAGAGTTAAATCTACACCTAGCAAATAAGTGTCTCTGAGGTACTGTACATCATACCCGCGCTCTGAGATGGTTGCCATATAGGGAGCCTAACCTTCTACGCTGTTCTTGTCAGCGTTTTTTTTGCGAGTTGTGCGCCGTTTTTGTTTCGGTGCCTCATCTTCGCGGATCACTTCCCATCCCATCAGGGAAGCTTTAGCCCGTTGAGCTTCGGAGAGATCCCCCTCAATGATCCCCTCTGCATCGATGGAAACTAGACCATCAGCGAGAGAGAGTTCAATGTTTTTTAGGCGGGGATGTCGAATCTTAATGACGCTCATTGGGCTATCCTTTCAAGCTCTACTTAGATGTGAAGACCTAAGAGAGATGTATCACTCACGCTCTGTAGACCTGAGCTCGCGTTCACGCCTGCATTTTTGACCACGAACATCTTTTGCGGAAGCTTAACAGCAGGCGCGCCGAACATCATGAGCAAGAATGGAAAGGTTGTAGATACTTGAGCGAGCGGGCGGCGAACAAGGCTTAACATTTGGTAATAACACATATAATCAGGTGCAAAGTTGAGGAAGAGGATCTCACTTGCCCCCGGAATATTCGCGTTATTGTCAGTGATCACGGTATCTTGAGCGGTGACTTTTACCTCATCGATCAAGAGCGCGCCATCTGCGCTCGTTGCGTTCTTCGCGCTACGATAGACACGGAGATATTTAACATTTGCGTGTGATGCGTGACGGATGGTGAAGGTCACTTGATCACCCGCCGCAACAGTAACAGCGGCAGTATCAACAGGTACACTGATTCCGTTATCGCCTACAGCTACAATACGATAGATATAGTCACCGTTATCCGCTGCGACAAACTTTGAAGCAGCGTTAGGCGCTGCTGCTGCTGCAACTTGAACAGTTGGAGCCGCGAGAGATCCTTCAAAGACAGAACCAGACCCAAGAGCAGGCGCGATGCGGTCATGACGCTCAAGGAACGGTGCGCTAACAACCTGTACAGGACCATAAGGACCGGTGATTGAGAGGCTCGCCGCGCCGAAAGTGATTGAACCGTTGTTCACCTGAATTTGATCATGGCGCCCGTGGTGTACGGTCTGCTTGATGAGCTCAGAGAGAACGCGCGGTGTTACCATGATATGAGTGACCATACCATAAAAAGGCGCGCTGTAGAGAGCACCGAGGATCTCAGAGAGATACACAGCGCTTGGAGCTGCACCACGAAGATCTGCAACGTTTCCGCCGTCGCTGATCTGCTTAATGATACCGTTGAAAGCGTTAGAATCCTTGTTCTCATCAGCATGGAAGAGGTTGAGCTCAAGGCGCTGTAAGAGGCTCTCAGTACCGCGTCGAGTCTCCTCTGCGATAGCATCAGCGCTAGGTCCAACGATAGAGACCATAGACGCTTGATCAGTGACCTCGCGGCGCTCGGCCATGTAGCGGATTTTGGTTGCTACCTTCTCATAGGTGCTACGGTTCAAGATACCGTTGCCGCCCTCGCTGATGAAGGGGCTATGCTGTCCACCATGAGAGAGCACACGATTATATTCTACGATGGTATTCTGAGCCTGTACCTTAGCGAGCATAGGCCAAAGCTTAAGATCGTTCATGCTACTAGTAGCAATGCTCAAAGTTTGCGCTAGCTGTTGAGGTACAAGAGGTGAAAGGTTCGCGGCGGTCTGTGATCCACCTTGAGGGACGAGAGGTGTTTGATAGCCTACTGTACCCTTTTGAAGTGAGCCCATGAGGGCCGCCATATCTGCGCTTGATGGGATGCCTTGCATATCTATTACTCCTTAGATGCCGAATCGGGCTTTGATTGATAATGGATCAGCGCCAGACTCAAGAAGCGCCGCCGCCTCCATCATCTCACCTGCGCGCTGTGGGTCGCTGACAGTCATTGAGCTGAGTGCCTTGAATAAATCGTCGCGTGATGTGTCCGCGCTTGATGTCTCTCCGGGGGCGGGGATGTATGATACACTCTTAGCCATCGGCTCAACATGATTTGAAGTGTTGCCTCGTAAAGCTTTCACCTCTGTTTTTAGGGATTTGATGAGCTCAAGCGCGCCTTGAAGACCTTTACAGAGAGCCTCATTTTGTGCGCGTTGCTCGGTCAAGAGTGCATCAAGAGCAGGCGCGAGGGCTTCAGCAACGGTTTCTTGACCATCGTTAAAGGCTTTACTCATGCGCTCATATTGCGCCTCTTCGGCTTCGCGTTGGGCTTCTGCTACTCCATCGAGAGCAGTAAGCGCCTTTTCAAAGCGGTCTGTGTCTTCTTGGTCGCGAAGATACTCTGAAGCGCGCTGCAAAGCGATCTCCTCAGAGACTCCCGCGCTCTTCATCATGTTGATGAGATCTTGCATGATCACATAACTCCTGATAATTCAGCGGCGGCGCGGGCTAGCGCGCCTCGTTCGACATTGGGGTATAAAGTTGATAATTTGGTGATTATAGCCGCTAAACGCTCATCATTCAAGGCGTTATAGCTCGCATTAACTGTGCTGTCTAGTTGTTGCGGGATCAAGCCCGCGATGGATTGACCGTTTATTTGGCTTGGCGTCTGATAGCCCACTGACCCTTTTTGGAGCCAAGCGCTCACGCTTTTGATGAGCTGTAGTGATGTGTCAGGGTTGATTGGGTTGCTCGTGATTGCGCAATTAATCACCTTGGCTTTTGTCACTATTTTAGGGTTCATTGGGTCGCGCTCGATCACCTGACCCTCGACGCTAAAACCTAGCGTTCGATGTCCTCCCGCTTTTCGCATTGCGCTTGCTGTTTCGAAGATATCACGCGCTTTAGGCTTGTCTAAGAGCAACACTCCTTCGACCTCAGTATATCCCTTGCGCTGTGTGATTTTCGTTGGATAGCCTAGCAGGTTCTGAGCGCCTGATTGATGCTCATAGTTAAAGCAACCTTTCTTGAGAAAGTAGCTAAAATCTAAACCTTTTTGTAAGACTCGCTCGCCTTGTAAATCAACTTCATCGGTCGAGATTACGCCCGCTATTTTCGCGGTATTCGGTGAGTCTTTATCAATCTCTGCTTTGATCAGATCTAATCTCATGTGATCGCCTCCAAGCGCCCGCTACGGCTTACTGTCTGTGAGGGGCTAACAGGGATTGTATCACACCGACAGTTAGGGTGCATAGGATAAAGTGAAGGGCGCCAATCTGCACGCCTGCGACCAATATTAGTCCCGTTCTCGATGAGTTGAGCGACCTTAAAAATATATGGTCGCTGTGTCTCAGGGTCGATGAAAGCGCGCGTACAATATCCACAAGCGCCACTCTCAGGAATCCGCGCTACTCGCGCGTCTTCGCCGTCAAGCTCTACAGCCTGTGCGATCTGTCCTTCATTGTGGGTTGCTTGGAGCTCTGTTTCTGCGATCCTCTCAAAGTTACGCGCGAGGTCGCCTGAGCGCTGTCTAATGCGCCTCGCAACCTCTCGCGCTTGATCTTTTGTGAGTGTCGCTGCTCCCACCTCTTCCCTGATGATCTTGAGCATCCTTGCGCGTCTCGCGGGGTCGGGTGTGTCTAGCAGCCTCTCACCGTTCCAATCTTCAAAGATCTGAGCGCTTGCCTCATCTGCGAAGCGCGCGCCGAGTCCTCTGATATATGATCCTGCGACCTCGAAAGCGCTGACAACTCCCGCGCGCTCTGCTGCTGTGAAGTGTTCAGGTATTGCGCGCGGGCTCGGTGGTAGCGGTGGCGCGTGCTCGCTCGGTGGTCGCTGTGTCCTCATCGTTGACGGTGGAATCAAGCGTGGCGCTCGCTGATTGACCCCTGTCAATCTCTGTCTCCACTGCTCAAGGCTCCATGTCCTCATGCGCGCTCGCTCTTCAGGATTGGCGCGCGCGTATGGTGTACCGATAAGCCTGATAAAGAGGATCGGGTTAGTTGGCTCATCGAGTCCCGCGTCATATCCCCTAAGCTGATCAGCGTCTAAGCGACCTGAGCGCACTAGCGCCTCGATACGCTCACGAGAAAGGCCCGAAGCGCGAGCGCCTAAAAGCTCGACACTGAGCGCGTCATAATGATCGATGATGCTTTGGCGCGTCCGGCGCTCTGCGTCTAAAACTAACATCTGAGCGCCTTATAGAGATCGAGTAGAGGTGAGGATTTCTTCGCCTTCTCAGGTAGCTCATAGAGTCGCGCTTCGATGTTGTGCTCTTTCGCGAGCTCGCCCGCTATCTTGTTCGCTGCCTCAGAGTAATCTAGTGCCTCATCCCCCCCAAACATTGATGATTGCCCTGTGTCCTCGGTTAGCTTGATAAAACGCTCGATGGTCTTTTCAAGCGTGGCCTTGCCCGGATTAAGCGTGAGGATTTTCAAGAAAGCGCTTGCGAGAGGATCTTTTCTCACGCGTTCTTTTACCTCCCCGATAGGTATCTTTGAGACGCTCAGATCATCGCTTTCACTTCCCTCCGCGCCTGCGCTTGCATAAGCTAGCTCCTGTTCCTCTAACATGACCATATCGACCGCACTATTACGCTTGCTGATGATATCCTTACCCTTTTGGGGTAGTAGATCGCGCGAGATCACATTGTTGTAAATAGCAATAGCATTTTGTAAACTCTTTCGCTCCGACTCGCCAACACCTGCGGCGGCAAGTTTGCCTAAGCTCACTGTGAGCTGTTCCATTGTCGCATAATCGAGGTTTGGTAGTAGTCGATCATCATTAACTACATAACCAACCAACATATATTGCATGAATTCGCGGCCCGTCGCAGTGAATGTGCCATCTTGTGTTCTGATCAGTTGGCTTGTGTTCTGAGCGTTTAGTATACCATCTTTGAAGAGCGCTTCTTTGAAAGCGTTCAGGGCGTTGCTTGGTCGTGTCATGAAGCGGTTAAAACTGAATCCTTGAAAACTATCAAGGCCGCGTTGGAGTGTCTTGAGTGTCTGTTGAGAGACTTTAGCAGCAGCGGCGCGTCCTGCTGTTCGCTCATCCATGCCCTGAGTTTTGTTTTCGTTCATGGCGCGTACAAGCTTTGCCATGTGTGCGCGGTCTGTCTGTTCGGGCTCGTACACCCTCACAAGCATAGGCGAGCTCATCGCGTCTATGTCTTCTTGAGTGAATCCATAGATCGCCGCGTCTTGAGAGAGTTTTTCTTTGTAGCGCTTCGCGCCTTCAGGGTTTCTCATGTGTACTAGTTGAGTGCTCATTACGCGGGAGTTTCCACCTAAGACGATTCCATCGGGTGTCACGATTGGCGGGCCGTTGGTCGCGTCAGGGTTCGTGTTGATCAAATAGCTAGGTTCATAAGCGCTGCCCGCGTTGCGTTGTACTTTTAGTTGCTCCATGCGGTCTTGGTGATAGATGCGCTCTTGGATCCCTTCGGGGTAGTCCTCGCGCTTTGAGAAGCTCACCGGATCATGTGAGGGGATCGCGTCGCCCGCCTCAATCAACTGATATCTGAACTCAGCCTTGCGCTCTTTTCCATCGATGGTGAGAAACATCTCATCGCTTCGCCCTTCGCGCTTTGGCTGTGTCTGTGAGCCAAGTAGCGCGATCACCTTAGGGTCATTGGCTAGCGTGGGGTTAGCTTTGATCAAATCTCTAATTGCTTGTAAATGCTCATCGAGCTTTGATTTTGCTACAGGTGGCCTAAGATCTTCACCTTCTGGTATAGCGCGTTGGTCTCTATCATTCGGCGGTCTAAAGTCCTCGATCTTGAGTTGTGCGCGTCCATCTCCTCTAACAAGCATAGATAGAGAGCGGTCTTTATCTTTGGAGCTACTGAGCGAGTAAACTTTAAGCTCTCCCTGATCTCTTCCTTCGATCAATCCCTTTTTAGCCGCGTCTTCTAGTGCCTTGAGCTGATCTCCTGAGAGCTTACCTTGTGAGATGATGCTCTTTGTTCCATCATCGAAGGTCTCAACCTCGCCCGCGCTGATAAGCTCTCTAAAGATCTTGTCTGCCGCGCTGTCGCCGCTCTGCGCGTAGTCGATTTGGTCTTTTTTGATGAGCTCATGCGCTGTCTCAGGATCATTGTCTCGCAAAGCTTTTGCGAGATCATTATCAAGCGCTTTACGCTCCGCTGTGCTCATGCGCTCTATCTTTGGAGCTTGTGTTTCTGTTTGTTGCGCCTTCGGTGCGGTCTTGCGCTTGCGCTGTGCCTTTTCTCTGCTCTTGGTCTCCGCTGCTCCATGTTGCTTCTCTAAGATCGCTCTGAGCTCATCTTTTGAAATGGTTACAGGTTCCATATTTGGCCGCGCGTCGTGTGAGATTGTGACCATATCACCTTCTACGCTCTTGATATGGAAGTGTCCACGGCGCCCTTTGTATGTGAGCTTAAAAGCGCTTCCCTCTTCAAAGCTCGCGCCTGTGATCCCGCCTCCGTGGTGCTCTGCATAATAATAGCGATATCGGATGCGGTTTGTTTTGGGGTCGCGTCCGATCATCTTTCGATGTGTGTATTTATGTTGAGCCGCTTTGATCATGCTCATAGTCTGCGCTAGATTCCACGTCATTTTTTACTCTCCTGTGTGACAATTTTTTGAGCCCATTTATCGCCCGCGTCGCCACCCCATAATAACCATGAGATATAGCTTGCGCTTGTGCGGTCTCGGTGATATCCGCGCTCTTTATAGGTGCGGTGTCGGCCAAAGAAGTTTTTCATGCGCTTGACTGTCTCAAGGCTCAACTCATCGCGGTTTTTCAAATTCACCGCGCGTTGTACTCCTGAGCCTATGCCATGCTCGCTCGCTTGTTTCGCGCTCAGTCCTCCGCGCCCGTGTTCGCGTCTCAGCTCAAGACCTCTCGCGGCCTCTCGTGCTACGCTCGCGGGGGGGCGGAATCCCTTTTCAAGATCTCCCTCAAAGATACTCTCGATCTCATCCATGAGTGAGCTCACGCGCGCCTTGTGCAGCGTGCTCATCTCTGAGGCGAGCTCTTTGATCACGTCAACCTCTCCTCGATAATTGAGCGGGGTTTGTGGTGCGGTCCGCGCTTTGATCAGATCGATGACCTTTGATGGCGTGTCTTGATGATTTAAGATCACCTCACCTTGTGCGCCTTCGACGCGAAAACTGCGCCTTAGGCCCTTCTGCAGCGTGAGCTGTTGCCAAATTTGAAACTGTATCTCAGGCCGCGCTAATTGCGCGCTACGCCCTTTGAGTTTGACCCTCATATTGATCACCTCTCTAAGCTGATAAGCGTTTGGATTATAGCAAGATCATAAGCTCCGCGCTCTAATAATCTAGCGTGTGCTTGTCTGATTCGCTCATCTGCGCTTGTCTCGATTACTGCGCGGTCTGCATCGGTGAGTGCTCCTGTTAAGCTCGCGCTTTGCATGATCTTTCGTGTTAGCGCTTTGTTCTTGGCCTCTTCGAGCCTTGACCCTGATGGTCTCAGCACGATAACAGGGCGCTTTTGTCCTTGTCTGTATACTCGCGCGGTCGATTGTGTCAACGTGTCAGGCGCCCACGGTGTGGAGAGGTGCGCGACCATCGCGGCGCGCCGTTGTAAATTCGCGCCTGTCTCTAGCGCGCGGGTCTGTCCAAGTAGGACTCTTGATCCGCCTTCATTGAGTCTCGTTGTCATCTCGGCGCGTTGGCTCTCTGAGCTCTCTCCCGTGTAGATGTCGATCTCTGAACTCTTGAGCCCTCGTCTGATCAATGCCTTACGCGCCTCTGTGAGCCCTACGATATACTCACAAAAGATCACTGCTGCGTGTGTCGGATCCTCTGAGAGATATCTCATCACCATGTCTATGATCCATCTCAGTTTCGGGCTCTCATAATCAGGCGCCTGTTTGCTGAATGTCTCGCTAAAGATCGCAGGTGATATGGTGAGTTGCTCTAATCTCATGCCTAGCGCCTGCGCTGTCTGCGGTGCGCCTTCTGCCGCGATCAAGCTCTCAAAACCTCGCTCGCCTTTTAGCGCTTCTCGGTAGCTGCTCGCGTTGAGCTCACGCGCCGCTTGCATTTCAATAAGCGCTTTCATTAACTCCTTCTGATTCTCGTCTGGTGGTATATAAGGCGCTAGATCTTGGCGCGGTGGTAAGTCTAGTTGTGCGTCAGGGTCTGATGTATTGCGCGTGAATAAGGTGTCTGTGAGGCGCTCGTAGAGCTCACCTAGCATATCACCTCTTAAGGCTCCCATCTCATACTGTGGGCCTCTAATCGAGTCATATTGAGCGAGCTTTCGATAGGTATATCGAGATGTGAACTCTTGAATGTCTCCTAGTCTGTTAGGATCGACCCTATCAATCACATGATAGAAATCTTCAACGGCGTTCGGCTTTGGTGTGCCTGTGAGACCGATCACGCGCGCTGCGTGGGTGCTCAACTCTTGGAAGCATAGGCCATTGATCCCTCTAGGCGCCTTGAACTTATGAACCTCATCAGCGATCAATAGATAAGGCTCAAGGCTCATGAGCTTCTTAAAATAGTTTCGATCGATTGCGAGTGTCTGCGGTGTGATCAGCACGCCTTCAAGCTGTCCGTGATAGAGCGCTGTATAGACCTCCTCGCGCTTTTCCGGTGTCTGTGAGGTCAAAACATGGATCTGAGCGTCTGAGAGCTCAAGGTGTTCTCTCCATGATGCGTGCGCGCTTTTAGGGGCTGCTATGATCACCCGCTTGAGCTCTTTACGCTGTCTCAAGAGATGGTAGGTCATCAGCGCTATGAGGGTTTTACCTAGGCCCATTTCGAGCGCCAATACTGCGCGCGGGCGTTCGATGGCGAACTGTACCGCGCGCGCTTGGTAGGGGTGCGGTGTCCATCCTCTGCGTCTCATCTCGCTCATGCCTTCGGGATGATCTGAGATGTAGATCTCAGGCTCTGAGTAGGGGCGCGTGAAATGAGGTTGCCGGGATGTGTCTAAGAAGGTGTGATAGAACTCCTCGCGCTCATCATCTGTCCATTTGGCCCACAGATCAGAGAGACGTCCTATTGCCTCGCTGAGTTGTGCCTCTTCATCTGCGCTGAGATGCTTTAGATCATCCGCTTTGTTCATTGTGATGATCAGTGAGCCTGATGCATATCCTAGCGCGCGAGTCACGCCTAAGCGCTTGAGCGCCTCGCCTCCCGTTGTCCATGCGCTTCGGTTGCGCGCTGTGAAGAGTGGGGGGCGGTCTACGCTTAAGCGCGGGCTATTCATCTCAATTCACACTGTCCACCTGAGCAAACAACCGTCTCAAGTGGCTTCGTCTCGTCTGTCTCCTCACTGAGATCATCATAGTTAATTGGGCTCATCGTCGCGCCGAGCTCTTGCCATAGGCGCCAAGCTTCGCGCTGTTGATCGCCTTCCATATCAGGCGAGACGGCTTGTAATGGCGCTTGAGCATAATCATAATCACCTGAGCTCGCCAACAGTGAGACGCCCGTGAAGTCGGCGCGGTGTTCCCATAGATAGCGCTCTACGTCTGACCATTCATCGGGGTCTACTGTCACGGTTAAGCTCACATTATGAGTAGCACCTTCAAGGCTATGTGGGCGCGCGGTGCCTGCGTCCACATAGTGTCTCTTGACTCTCCGCGCTTCCTCTAACATCTCAAGCGCTGTGATATCGCTCTTGGTGATTGCACCTTCAGGCGCGCTCATCGGGAAAATAGCACAATAATCTGATCCCCATACGCTCTTCTCTACTGCTTGTGGGTTCGCGGCTCTAAAGTGATTGAATACAGGTTCCATCTCACTACATTGAACGCGTCTCAAATAGCGTTGAGCGTGCGCGGGGTGAATTCCGCTCGATGCGCCTAGTACAAGTGATGCGGTTCCTTCAGGCTTTACGCACGTTACACGCGCGGCGGGCCTAATCCCTATGAGCTCCGCTGTCTCTGCGTTCGCCTTTACTGCTATGCTTGCCGCTGTCTCTAGGTCTCCATTCGTCATCAAATGGGGTTTATCCATGACTCCGCAGAGCGAGACACCCAATAACGCTTCTCTTTCCATGATCCTTCGCGAGATCTGCCCTAAATACCCCGTCTGAGTGTAGCCCGCTTGGAGTGTTCCCAAGATCGCGGCGCGCGCGGTCGCCTCGATGAGATCCTTTGAGCTCTCGCACACGCTGACGTTTACTGTTGTCAGGTTGCACGCCTGCCAACCACTTTGAAAAGTGTAGCCTTGATCTCTCCATTGATTGCGCTTTTTTGGGTCGAGTAGATCAAGCGTGTATTCCTCGACCACATGACCTCTTTTATCTCGTATATATGTTGGACACATTATGATCTCTACACATGGATTGACCGCGTGTTCTGTGCTCTCTAGGAATACAAATCCCGGCTCTCCAAATTCGCGCGTGCTCTTGATCAGCTCATTGAATGTCTCTTGTGGTGTCTCTGATGTGATAACGGCTGAGATATTAGCTCTCGCGCGCTTCGGGTGTGTGATATACCACTCACCTGTCTTCGCGTTCATCATTTCCTGATCATCTGCGCTGAAAAGCGCAATCGTCGCGCTCCGTCGTGTCCCTGCTGTTCGGGTGCAATCCGCTAAAAACATTGTCATGTCAAAGACCTCGATGGGTCTCAACTGTCTACCGATTGCTTTTTTTAAGATTGATCTTACGCCTTCGATGGCTTCTTTGAGAGGCTCATACCCCGGCGCTACACCACCTACACTGAGCGGGGCGCCTTTTGGTCGGATGAGTCGGAAATTGAAGATGGGTTCCTGTAGTCCACTAAAATAAGCGTGGACGAGTTCATTTACAGCGTCAGCCCACCCCTCAATCGAATCTGTGACATAATACTCTTTACTGCTGATTGGTGCTTTAATCTCAGGCAGTCGCGCGACATGATGCCGCTGCACACTGAACCCCACACCTGATCCACATAAGAGTAACCATAGGGCCTCGGCAAAAAAGCGCGGGCGGTCTGCATAAGAGCACGTGCAGTTATAAAGCCTCATGTGCTTGTCAGAGATCCCTTTTCCCCCAAACTGAAGCCCTCTCATTGAGGGCAGAATCTCTTTATTGATCAGCGCTTCTCTCACGTCTGTGAGTAGCGCTTCAACGGTTTCTCCATACTGTTTACGGTGCGTGTCAAGATACCTATCCACTGCCTCTGTCCACGTTTCACGGCGCTTCTCAGCCTCGTTATATCTTGCATATTTTAATTTAAATACAAAATCCCCTATCATCTCTCAACTCCTCTGATCTCAGGGTGAGAGATGACAATATTAGATCATACAGCGGTGATCAAGTGTCGTGTGAAATCAACTTGAGCTCTGTGATGTCTGAGTCTGTCTCAATCCATACACGCGCGCCGCCTCCTCGCCCTGATGCGTGATCTTTATCTCATGCAATTCTCTCAATCGTTTGGAGTAACTGCGCGCGATAGTTGATCATGTGATTGGCGCTTTTTCGTGTAATTCGGCCCCAGCGTTCTGCGAGTCGCTCTCTCGCATCTCTTTCTGCGCGGTCAATATCCTCCCTAAACTGCGCGGGTGTCTTCGATGGCTTCTTAACAGTGTCTGCGATGTTGCGTGGGTGTTTCTCGCCTCGCTCGATCGGCTCATCTCCGATCTCTCGCCTCACCTGCTCAAAGACCTGATTGAAGATCCGCGCCATTAGCTTACGGTTCGCTGTGCCTCGTTCCGTCGCTGTGAATTTATTAGCGTGTAGGGGTGTCTTAACCTTCATCACATTATCAATCACTTCGCCCTTAGTGGTCTCAAGGGCGCGCTCCGCAAGGTCTGAAGCTTCGTGAATATATGCGCTTGCAAACTCGCGATTGATCTCCATCTGTTCCGCGATAGCCTGATCACTTTGGCGCTCAAGCTCTTGGATCTCTGCGAGGTGGGCTTGTGGGTTATCTGTGTATTGAGCGAGTGCGCGCGCGTTCTCGATGTTCTTCTGTCGGTCTGTGTTGAGTCTCTCTGTTGCCTTCTCATAAGATTGATTGATCAAGTCTAGTGTTGTGGGCCTCTTTACTAGCGCGTCTGTTGTCTGATCAAGCGCTCTCTTAATGGTCGCTCTCATCTGCTCTTTGATTGTTGATATATTGTCTCTGATCTCTCCGACTGTCTCATACTTATTAGCAAATGCTCCTGCGACCTCATCAGCTGCCTTTCGGCCAAATCTTGTTACGGGCAATTTGAAGCGCTCTAGCTCTGGGGGTAAAGCCTGTGCAAAGATCCCGTCTACATACAGATCACTTAATCTTTCCGACATATCAAGGGTCTTCTCGATTGCGCCTAATCCCATATAAGAGCGTTCTCCTCTTCTGCGGTTTTCGTTAAAAAATCCGTCTCCCAAGAGCTTCTTGATATTGCGCTTCATCTCAATGAGCGCCTCACGCTGCCCTTCTCCCGTGATCTGTGCCTTCTGACTCGCTGCGTTATCTCGGAAGCGCTTGGTGATCACTGCACCGATCCGGTCTTTGAGCTCTGCGGGCGTCTCGCGCGCCTCTACTCCCTCATTGATCGCCTTAGTGATCAGCGCTCTTAGTGTGTCCTCTCCGAAGTCATAGAGGTTCGCGAGGGTATCAGGTAGGTTTTCCGCGATTCTATCCGCGAGCTCTGCGGGGGTCTCCGTGGTCTTATATATGCCTCCGTCTTTACGGGTCTTGAGATAGGTCTCAAGCGGGTAACTCTTGCCTTTTGTCGCGAAGTGCCTTGATTTAAGGCTCTCAATCGCGCTTTGGATCTCAGGCGTGAATGTCTGCTTTTGATACTGTCTCGCCTCTTGAGCTTCGCGCGCTTCTTGCTTTGCGGTCTCGCGTGCGTCTCGTGCGAGGTCTCTATCAAGTCGCGCGTCGATCACCTCGCCTGATGTCGCGGCTCTTAAGCGCTCGCGTGCTTGGCGTCGCTTCTCAATCATGTCTTCAGCGCGGGCGCTCATCTCACCGGTTGCGCGCTTATAGCGCTTGAGCTGTTGAGCGTTCATGAGGTCAACGAGCGCGCTCTTGATCTCCTCTCCTCGCTCTGATGTCTTCGCAAGCTCTCGCGCGCTCTCGATCAATGCCTTATCTGCTGCCTTGCTCTCTGCGCTGCGTGTGCGGTCCTCTGTCAAGGTGTCCTGAGCGTTTGCTTGATCAATGTTGAGCGGTGAGCTTGGCGCTGTGATGTTTCTCACTGTCTCGGCTAGTTGCTCGCGCGCGGTCTCGGTTAGCTGCTCGCGGGGGGTTGCTACCATTCTCTGCGCTGTGCGCTCGCGGTCCTCTTTCGCGCGATCTATCATCCTATCAATGATCTGATCAGAGGGCTCATATTGATTGATCGCGGCTGTCAGCGCTTCGTCTAATGTGTCATAGGTTCCAATCTCGTTTGATGATAATGAGCCTGAGAGCAAAGGTTCATCTCTAAAGCGCTCGCGGGGTAAACTCAGATCATATCTAAACTTCCCTTCCCCTCTACCGCTCGCGGGGCCTGTAATAATGTGTCCGTCTCTCTCATATGTCACCGTTTTAAGCGCGGTGTTCTTTCTCGGCTCACCAAAGAAGCGCTTGGCGTCCTCCGCTGTGCGCTGTCCTTTCGGTGGTAGATCTTCGATGTTCACTTGAATTTGAGTTTGAAGCTCTTCAAGAGATCGTGCCTCAAGATCTTTGAGCGCATCTTCGATTTCACTTCGCGCCTTAATCCGCTTCTTCTTTAAGCTCTCCTGATCATCTGTCCATGATCCGCGCGTGAGTGTCTGTGAGCTCTTGAGGTTGTTCAAGGCGCCTCTGAGCTTCGCGAAGTTGTCTTGTTGAGATGTGCGCTGATTGATGTCTGATGGTAGGGGCCTCTCCATCTCGCGATAATCTTGATCGATGATCCTCTCTACTGCCTCAATGAGTTGCTTATCCTCATTGATCGAAGCGCGCGCGCGTCTCCCTGTCGATGTGAGCTTATCAGCTCGATTGCTTGTCTTGATCATCGTTTGGGCGCCTCGCGCTCTCTTGATCGCCTCGCGGGCTCTTACCTGCTTTACATTTAGCCTTGTCTCAGGCGCTGTCTCTGTTAATTGCTCGCGAGGCGCTGCTTGAGGCTGTCTTTCTTCTAGTCGATCAAGCTCTTTGAGGGCTCTTCGATACTCTTCGTTCGCGCGGTCTTGGGCAATTCCGACATCTCCAGCTGCTCTGTGATATCGTGCTGCGTTGCGTTGACCTGCTCCTCCTGAGAGTTGAGGTATTACAAGTTTTGCGCTGACTAATCGCCTCATTTGTTCAAGGATTTTAGGTAGGCGTCGATTTAAGATCTCTTGCGCTTTCGCCTGTTTTGCCTCGGTGCTGTATTCTCGGTTGAGTAGGCCCTGCTCTAAATTTTCAAGATCTTTGAGGATCTTTTTAACTTCTCTCTCTGCTGTGTCTTCGCGTCTTCGCCCTTCTGCCATAAAGCGCTCTACTGTGATCTCTGAGCGGATATCGTCTAAAAGGCGCTTGGGTGTGCTTGTTGACGCGGTCTCGGTTAACTGCTCGCGTGCGGGTGATGGTGGTTGTCTGTCTCTCGTCGCCTCGTTGGTGTCTCTTGTGTCTATCCACTCTGAGACCTTCTCGGCTGATACAGGCTTTTGATTTAGCGTGAGCTCCATCTGATCTAGCTGCTGATTGATCTCAGGTGTTAAAGCGCGCTCTGGAATAAGCCGCCTAATGTTCCTGAGCGCTTCGCCTTGTGTGCGCTCTGTGACAAGCTCACTCTGAAGTCGCTTATACTCGCCTCCCCATTCACGCCAAAAACGCGCGGTCTCATCTTTCACCTGTTCTAGTTCTTCACCCTTAGAGTCTCTGAGAGCGATCTTTAAGCCTCTCTCCATATATCTTATACGCTCGTGATCTAGCTCTGTATATGGTCCGTTTAAGTAGCGGCCTAGTGCAAACATGATGTCTCGTAGCGGCTTCCTTTCCCCTAGAAAATTAGGTGCGCCTGTGGTTTTAAGATCCTCTTTAGCGCGCTTAATCCTCTGTTCTTGAGAAAGCATTTCTCTTAGATCACCCTTCGTGG